CTTGATTATAACTACCGTACCTGACTATATTATAAGTCATTTCATTTTTTTCAAGAAATGATATAACTTGTGCTAATTCATCTTCACTTCTTCTTTTAAAATAGATTAGACAATCATATTCTATAGACTTTAGGTTCTTTTCATATTCTTTGACCTCAATACCAACCGGCCAGATGGCAATCTTATCTTCTGGAAAGTTAAATTTATTCACTGGTAGATTCTTTGTCCATTGTGATGGGACAATAATCTTATTATAAAAGTTAGGGTTCTCTTGTATATGCTTAACATGAGAGTCAAAGAACCATATTTGAGGACCAACAAAACAGTTTTCAAGTGTTAGTTCAGAGTGCTTTACATATCCTCTATAATCATACTGAACAATAAAATTATGTTTGTACTTCTCTTCATTGAGTGCATAAGGAATGCCCTCCTGGTTAAGAGATGCGATTAAGTTAGTGGCAAGTTTTTGAGGACCATTCATTCTCGTAGCACCTGCCCAGTATCCAGGATCTAAAAATAAATTAATCATTTCACCGCTTCTTCAAATACTTTGACATATCTATTGATGATGGATTTCATTGAATAATGGTCATTATATCTTCCAAGAGAAATTATTGAGCAAGTTTCATAGAAATCTTTCTCATCCATATACTTTTTCATAATTTTAGCATAACTCTCAACATTTTCAACAACCACACCAGCGTTGCCAATCTGTTCTACTTGCCCCATACTAGGTGCAACGTGACTGATGACAGGTAGACCGTGGGACATTGCCTCAATGATAGCAGTAGAACACTGCTCACCATCTGCTCTACCATGAGCATAGACAGTCAGAGTGTTCAAGAATTTATGAATAGTATCTACATCAGATGTGGTAGGACAGAACAAAATATTCTTGATACCTAAATCAAATGCCTGCCTTTCATACTTAATACTACCACCAAGCATCAGGAACATAGTATCATCATTTTCAATCTTCTTGTATGCTTCTAAAGGGATAGGTGAAAAAATACTATCATTGTTTCTCTGATGCATACCAAAGATAAACTTATGATTGAAATCTAATCTACCCTCAACCTTTGGCACATACACAGGATTGGGAATAATGATTGCTCTATCTGCTGGACCACCAGCAGCAATCCACTTATCTTTCTGTTCGTTAGAGATAAGAACAGTCTTATAGGTATTCGGTTTGTTCTCCGCCATGCCAGCAAGATGAATTGTATCAACAATAGGAGTCTTGCGGATCAGATGAAAAGGATATTCAGGGTGTCCTGACCTACCACTCACGATCAAATCATAATTGTTTTCATCAAAGAGATCCCAAAAGTTAGTTCCAACCCAATCATGAGTTCTTACCGTGACATTTTTAAAACGAACTTCTACTGGGATACAATTTACACCGTGGTTCTTACAAAACTCAACCCTACTTGGTTCAGTATCAAGGTGTTTATGATCTGAACCAATGTAGGGTGCACCATTTGTATAGAAGTAATCAACTTGGAATCTATCTTTCGGTAATGCTGAAGCAATTGTTTGGAGGACCTTTTCAGTCCCCCCGATAGACATCCCACCAAACTTGATGAATGCTACTTTAATCATGTCAATCGTTGAATTGTGTATTAGGTTGGCGTCCGGTACGCTTCACAAACTCCTCGGTTAGTTGAGGAATATGCCAGATACGAAGACCTTCAAAGTATTCAATACCTTTGTTGTCAAAGTGCTCTAGAATTTTAGGCATCAGATCACAACGCATGAATGTACTATCATCCCATTTGGGATCAAAGTTAGGAATATTAGGAGTAGGAATACCCTCCAACCATGCGGGAGGAATCTTCTTCAATCCTACATTCTGGTCTTGGAAGCAGATACCATACTTACCCAGAATCATACCCAATCCACCAGGACCATGTTGTACCAATTCACCAACCTGCTTCCATGCTTGCTTCAGGTGAAAGTTGTTGAAGTATGCGAACTGGTAATGAAGCACACAACCCTGTTCTGGTGGCAAGTGTAACCAGTTATCGCCTGTGTTTTTGCCAATAGTTCTACCATCTGCCATAAAGGTATAATAGTAATCAAGTTCAGGACTATCAGTTACCACAAAGTCCTTGTAGAGATTACTCCATACAGTCTGATCATTACGATAGAAGTTATTACTCTTCCACAGTGCCAACCACTGCATTGCTAGTTTCTTTCCAGGAGGAACCTGTGAGATTATATCTCTAGCAATAGGAACAAAGTTAGTAGTGAATGCTTCATCAGCATCCAGACATAGGAAGTGAGTTCCTTTACGCTCGCGAGCATAGTTAAACAGGAACTGACGTACCCGTCCAGGGTTCCAACCACCACGAACGTCTGTGGTCTCTTCATATCCTTTGACGATGACACCAGCATCTTCCATCATCTGTCTAGAATTGTCAGTAGAGTCATTATCAATAGCAATGATCTCATCAACAATAGGGAGAACGTTCTTCAAGTACAAAGGAATAAACTGTTCCTCATTCTTGAAAGGTAAAAGTCCAATAATTTTCATTTCAGGTAAATTCCAAATCCAGTAGGGTTGTGTGCGTCCTTTGTAACATCAAACTTATCTCCACTCCACTCTTCATGGAATTTCCATTTTGTTCTCTCGTCAGATGTGGCGCTTTGATCTTGAATATCATCCACCACAATAATAGCATCATCTGTCAAATACTTTTCCCACACTTCATACTCTGCTTTAATCTGCTCGTATGTGTGAATGGTATCACAGAAGAGCATACTAACACTCTTCTCTTCAAAGATACTTCCAATCTTCTCTACGTTAAGAGAATCAAAGTCATTATCAATCGTAACTCTGGGATCATCCTTGACACTTGCTGGTACATACCGGCAATCATTAATGATGTCAAATGAGTAGAACTTCTGTCCCTCTTTGAGGGCATCATAAATCGCAAGGGTACTACATCCTCTACGATTACCTAGTTCTACGACAGTTCCATCAACGTGTTCTGTCAGTTTGTGAAGATACCAAAAGTATCCGTGGTTGCCATCAGCGTTAGTGATATACTGATAATGCTCTGCTGTAGGAGAGATCAGTCTAGTAAGATTAGAATCATTCCACTTAACAACCTTATTCTTGTTCTTAATGATTCTATTAATAAAAGTCTTATGATTACTCATTAAAATCCGATGCCTCAATCACTCTATCATTAAACGTGATCTTATTTATTTCATACTCTGAACGTGCTTGTGGTACAAGTTTGGGTTCAATAATCTTACCATCGTTAAGGTTATAACGAAGTTCGATCACAGTTCTTTCCAATGGTTGTCTGCCATTAGGACGGGTGCTCTGTCCAAGTCCCTCGTTTAGATAGTATCCAAGGACATCAGGGATGTGTAGACCCTTACCACAACGTGCCATTCGCATCGCTAAGTCAAAGTCAGCACCTGATTTTAGTTGCTCATCAAACCATCCAGTCTTATCAAGAAGAGTTCTACGAACCATAAAGAAAGGACCGAGGATCATTCCATTCATTAGAACATCTTCACGTCCTGCTTCGTCAACTAATACACCCTCTTCAGTTTCAAACTCTTTGACGATAATATAATTACCATATACAAAGTCAACATCAGGATTCTCATCCAGTGCCTTTGACATCACCTCAATAGATTCTGGTGTACGCAGGTCATCAATGTTCCAGATACACAGGTAGTCACCATCAGCATATTCAATACACCGATTCATTGACACACCAATAGGATCAACACCCTCTACAACAATGTGAGTGATATTGTCCTGTGTTTCATTGTGCTTCTCAACCTTGGCAACCTCTTCTTTGGTTGGATCATTGTGGTCAAGAACAACCTCAAGATCAGTATGAGTTTGCTGTTCCACACTCTCCAAGAATCCATCCAGATACTTTGAAGTATTATAGGATGGACTGATACAACTAACTCTGGTCATTAGAATACTCCTTCTTCATTTCATTATACACCTTTCTGATGCCAACATCAATAGTAGTTTTAGGAACCCACCAGCTTAAAATATAATTGTCTGCTTCATTCCTCTTGTCCATCTGAACACTGTCCTTTGCTAGACCAGGTTTGATTTCAATATCATAATTACCATCAACAGCGAAACATCCTTTGATAATAGAAGCAACTTCTTTGATTGTCTCTGACCTGAATGATGTAATATGGAGTGGATCTTCTGGTTTGAAATCGGTGTAGGACTCCATGATAGTTTCTAACGCCTCACAGCAGTCCTCAGCATAGAGAAACTGACGCTCTTCGGTGCCATCAGTCATCATCTCAAATTGACCCTCTTCAAATCCTTTCTTAATGAAGTCAGTGATGACATGAGCCTTCTCATGATCCTTTTCAATACCATACACATTCCAGAACTTAACAGTCAGTCCTTTTAATGCTGTGGTATGAAGTTCACCAACACGCTTCATCACACCATAAGGAGAGTATGACATGTTGCTCATCTGAGAAGAAGCGAAGATAAATCTTTTCTTATGCTTCCCAAGTAAACGAAACGTATTTGCCATCATACGAGTATTGTTGTTCACAAACTCAAATGTATGTTGATACTTTTTCAAGTATCTGGAACCCCCTACATCAAAAGCAAGAAAGAATACAAAGTCAGCATACTGAATTGCATTCTCTACTACAGTATTAGGTGTCACTCTTAAATCAAATTGAACACCATTTACAATATCAACATTGCTTACATGATGTCCTTTATCCTTTAAGTAGTCTGATAGATAAGCGCCGATCTGTCCAGCAGATCCTAGGATTGTAATATTCATAATTTAATCCAATTGTCTAACATTGTTTCAGATTCACTCTCATTTGTAAACCACTTCTTTGGTCCGACAGTTAACTTAGAATCGCCAAGGAACGCTGCCCACCAACTGTAAGTGCTGTTAGCAATGATGTGATTCTCACATCTCTGCATCAAATAAAAATGCCCTGTATCCCTTTCTCCAGAGTAATCATCATCGACTAAAACAACAGGGTGTTTATCATTTTTGATGTTCTCTCTACACCATTCTAAGTCTTCAGAGAAGACAAAGTATGTTAGGTGATCATATTTATCCTCCATCACATCCATCGCTTTTCGATAGTATGCGGCATCCATATGCTCGTTATGTACGAATGCTGTAGGATTATTGATGAAGTCTCCACGCCTGACATGAATACAAACGGAGTGAGATGGATCATATGTGATGATCTTATCTAGTTGCTGGATCTTTTGAGAAAAAGGATTCGCAAACGTAAACTGTTCTTTTACTTCGTCAATGACGTTATCGAAGTCCTCAAGTGATTGAAACCATCCCTCAAGGACATGTCCACCATCCGGTGCCACATCACAGCGTTGATACTTGAGATTGAAAATATCAAGATCAAAGCCACGACCAGTAAGACCGTTCTTGATAATCTTTCTCTCTTGTCCATCATAGAAACTACAATCAAGAATGAGATTAGTGTACTGAGGTGCCTGCTTCAAGGCAGACAACCCTTTGGCGTACTGGAACATTTGATTGCCCAGTCCGCCCATCAATTTCACATAAAGATCCATCAGCTTTCTTGTGCTTCAATTTGAGCATTGATCCAATAGTAGGTATAACGAATACCTTCCTCAAGAGTCTGCTCATAATCCCAACCAAGTTTCTCACGAATGAGATTGTTGTTTGAATTACGTCCACGAACACCTAGAGGAGCATCTAATTTATGCATCCTGCGAACCACCTTACCAGATACTTTACCAGCAATCTCAACTAGTTGATTAATCTTAACCATTTCTTCAGAACCAATATTCACTGGTCCCATGAAGTCAGAGTCCATCAGACGACGAGTTGCTTCAATACATTCATCAATATACAGGAATGAACGAGTCTGCTCACCATCTCCCCATACTTCAATCGCTCCACCAACATCAGGGAGATATGCTACCTTACGACAGATTGCTGCTGGGGCCTTTTCTCTTCCACCATCCCAGGTCCCCTCTGGACCAAAAATGTTGTGATATCTAGCAACCCTAACAGGAATGCCATGATTACGATTATACGCAAAGTAGAGGCGCTCAGAGAAAAGTTTTTCCCATCCGTATTCTGAGTCTGGATTCGCGGGGTATGCTGATTCTTCACGGCAGTCTGGGTTGTCAGGGTCCATTTGATTATGCTCTGGATACATACATGCTGATCCAGAATAAAAGATTTTGGTAGGTTGATTCAAAGCGGGACGATTTGCTTCAGTCCACTCTTTTACATCACCATCAAAGGTCTCATTCAATTTACGAACTTCTTCAAGGACGTTTAGATTGATAGACACAGAGTTATGCATGATATCTGCATCGTTCTCACCTGTGAAAACAAATCCAGCACCACCCATATCAGCAGCAAACTGATAGATCTCATCGAAAGGACGAATCAAACGATAAGGGACAGAGTTGTAGAAGTTGCCTTGCTGACCCTTATACTGAATGATACGTCGGACAAAATCTACGTCACGCAAATCACCCTGAACAAACTCGTTCGCTTCAGTCTCAGAAAACTCAGGATATTTAAGGTCTACACCACGCACCCAATAACCTTCTGAACGCAGACGCTTCACCATATGACTTCCGATGAATCCACCTGCGCCCAAAACGAGTGCTGTCTTCTTGTATTCCATACTGATTAATAATGCTTCTTATTTATCCAAGTCAAATTATAGCACGTCAGTCAATCAAAGGCGACCGTTTGACAACTTTCCGATACCGTTTTTCTCATTCATTTTCAGAATATCAAGCAACAAATTAAATCTTTGCTCCAGTTCAGCATCAGGTCCAGTCTTGCCAGTCTCGGTAAGGTCACCAACTTTACTCTTCATCCAAACAATTTCCGATTCAAGAATTTCAATCTTCTTGTTCGCTGCTTCAAGTGCTTGAAGTCTGCTTTCTACTTCAACGTCATACTGTGACATTGATGCGCCAGTTGTAGACTTGGCAGCCGTTCCTTTGTATGCCATGGTTTTCAATTATTAACTATCGTCTATATTTATTAAAAAAGGAGACCCGAAGGTCTCCTTTAGAGGGTGTCATGCCGCGCCAAGTTATTTTTGAAGGGTAATAACTAAATCCCAGGACCCGCTGAGTCTTTAACATAACAAGGAACACCGTCAGGATCTAACCATTTGGTGTATTCTAAATCTTCAATAGCAAGAAGCATCTGATCTCCATTGTCGAACAGATAGATATCAGAGTATTTTTTAGTATACTCATGTGCTTTTTGTAATCGGTAATCTGGGTTTCCATTTAATTGAATGTAACCTCTTTGAACGAACCTATAAGGAAACCGTTCATGAATAACAAGAGTCTTAGTCGATGCTACAGACTTTGGATCTAGATCGTTCACGCTACCTCCACAGATTCAAGGTCTTCAGCGATACAATCGATAAGAATATCATAGTCATCCAAAGGGTCACCAGAGAAAACTACGCCACTATTCTCATAAAACTTACGAACCTTCTTAAAGAGTTTTGGATTCTTTACGTCAAGGTAATAGTCACCTTTAACAGCGGAACGGAGTGTGCTGATGTCTTTCTTGAACTTAGAAGTAACAGTCATGGTCTTGTTGTTTACCCTGATATTATAAGGTCTCTTTCCAATAAGGTCAAGACACTTTGGACAGTCAGGATTCTGTCCGATAGGGATTGTGAGGATCGAACTCACCTTGGGCAAATTATGAGTTTGCTGCATTCACCAGATTGCTAAACCCCCTCAAGAAGCCTCGTTATTCTGCTCTGTATAAATGCGTAGGATTTCATCATCCGCTGGCACCATCACTGCCCTCTCACCCCTATTATTTTCCACTCCTATCGTCTCTCCATTCTCAACTCTTTCCATCAGTGTTTCCCAGTTCTCTTGCCAGTATTCCACAGAGTAAAAATCCATAGTTAGTATATGTATGTTATTTCCACAATCCCAATACAATCAATAATCCTTGAGCATAAAAGAACAGAAGAACTGATCCTATACTAGCACTAATGATTGTAGCAGTCTTGTTGTGTCTATCTATTGCCTCATCAATCATACGCTGACACTCTTCTTTTGTAATGATTGTAATGAGATGCTCTGGTTTGATTTCTTTCATACGATGAGACATTATCGGACATCAAAGTCCAATCTACGAACTTTGCGTCTACGTCTTTCTTCTTGATAGAGAAGTTCTTGAGTGGAGAAATGACTATCAAGTTTTCTCTCCACATTATTAGTAACCATTACAACCTTATCCAAGTCTTTGGCACCAATTTTATCATCCACAATACTCATTTGATTGGGACAACCACAGAACTGGACTTTGCTAGTGCTTGTCAGTTCCTTTCTACACTCTTTACATCTGATAGTAATCATTAGGCATACATTGAATTCGACATGGGCGAAGAGGGGATCGAACCCCCGACAACTTGAATGTAAATCAAGTGTTCTACCTCTGAACTATTCGCCCGTAACACTACACTTATCCGTATGCCATATGGGCGTCACACCCAGTATACTGACAGTATGTAGTGGAGCAAGAGAGTAACCAACTCTCAATCACAGTGTGGTTAGCACCGTCGCGGGCGGACTCATCCCCCGTCGAACTCCTCCACCTGGACTCGAACCAGGGACAGGGTGATTAACAGTCACCTGCTCTACCAACTGAGCTATAGAGGATTGGAGCGGAATACCGGAATCGAACCGGTGACGAAAGGTTGGAAACCTTTAGTTTTGCCTCTAAACTAATTCCGCAAGGCGGGTCAGGAGGGATTTGAACCCCCGACCAACGCATTAGAAGTGCGATGCTCTATCCACTGAGCTACTGACCCATATGGTAGTTCCTATCGCCGCTAACCCTGAACTACCAAGGAGGTTACCGCAGTGGTCTTTCAACCACTTCTTTATTGTAGCAGACCTGACCCAGATTGCCAACCCTCTTGGAAATTCTCTGAACCGCCACCAAGGGGTGGAATAGGATCTAGTGCGAGAGTAGTTGCCACATTCTTTGTAGCAATCTCATACATCAATTCGTGGATGTTCTCTGGTTCTGTTGTCTGTACTGACCAAGAACCACCTACGCCACCATCCATATTTACAATAATATCATCACCAGGAGTTTCAATAGATTTCTGGTATTCCATTTGTGTTTCTGTCAAGATTGGTTCACTAAACCATTCATCATATGGTGTAAGGATTGGTGCTGGATAGGTCATGCTTGCCAGTGATAGTGATAGAAGTTTCCTTTAGTATCACACATCGGATCTTCCGATGGTACACGGAATCTTAGCATACTCTGACCTTTGAAGTCAGTTCTGTTTCCAATGATACTATGTGCTTTGAGAAGGTTTCGTTTACCCTCTTCAGACTTAAGTCTATTTACCAAAGCAGTGCTTGCCACCGGTCGATGAAAGTCAAAACCCTGATATTGACCAGGAGCATAGACCACATTAGCAACTGTGTTGGGAAAGTATTGTGAGTTCACACGGTTGAGGATTGATGCTGCTACACAATATTCATCAAAGGTATTCTTTGCCGCTTCAACGGAGACCGCTCTGGCAAGATGGTCATAATCTACGGCGCTAAGTGCCAGAATCGTTTCCAAAATCATAATAGTCTTTCTTGTAGTACCTGCCTAGGACATTGCTATTGTAGTAGGCAGGGGTTCCATCTGTCAAGCCCTCTGTCAGCACATTGTTCAGAAACAACTGACGAGTCTCTTCATAGTTCACTTTCCCAGGCGTTTTATGTAGGCTCAGTATAGTTCTCCTAAAGGACTCCCTCCCGAACTGTTTAACATCTTCTTTAAGCTCTGGACAACTACCGTAGTATTCTCTCCAGTCACTTTCAGACGTAACTCTCCTTGGTTTGGGATTGCTAGATGTAGGTCTAGGCTTTCTTCGTTGCCAAAAATACTTTCTCCCAATGTATTGTCGTTGGTTTGCGAGATTGGTAATGTTATACACAAAACCGTGAAAGTCCCGAATAAGGCTCCCGTCAAAATGGACGCCGTTATATGTCCAGGGATTGGGGTACTCAGGGTACTCTTTATTTTCTTCCACATGATAAATTTTCATCTATCATATTTAGTGGTTCCTCATGGAACCACCAATCGTCTATCTTCTTCGCTTCAACCTTAGAGTTGAAAACCTGTGAAGGTATCTTTTTTGACATCTTGTTTGATTCCGCCGACGACATAGGATTCAACTTCTGTTTCTTGTGGAGCAACTTGAAGACCCTTAGAGGAAATCCAGTGTTGCGTCCAGGGCAAGGGATTGTTTTTGGCACTTACATCATATATGGGTTCAAGTCCAATACCTTTCAGTCTCCTATTAGCAACCCATTCAACGTACTGTTTAAGTAGAGTATCATTCAAACCAATCATTGATCCATCGCGGAACAGATAGTCTGCCCACTTTTTCTCTTCATTGACTGCTTTTTTAAACATCGCATAGACCCACTCTTTCTCTTCCTTAGCAATCTCTGCCATCTCTGGATCATCACCATTCTTCCACTTATTCAAAATATTCTGTGTAATTGCTAAGTGTTGGTTCTCGTCTCTTGCAATGAGAGAGATGATTTTTGCGGATCCCTCCATGAGTTTAAGTTCACCGAAGGCGAAACTACAAGCAAAACTAACGTAGAACCTAATACCCTCAAGAATGTTAACGTTGGCAACTGCTCTGTAGAGTTTTCGTTTGACATCTTTACGAGTCCAAGTAGCGGATGGTGAATCTCTAAAGTCACTTTCCCACATTCTACCAGTGCCCCAGTCTTGAGCACTATTAATAAAGTCATCATAACTTTCAGTTACTGACTTTGCTCTATCTAGAATCCTACTGTCGGTGATGATCGTATCAAGAACCTCACAAGGATCAGAATAGATGTTCTTGATGATATACGTGTAGGAGCGACTATGGATCATCTCCATAAACCCCCACACTTCCATACATGCTTCTAGTTCAGGAAGTGAACAGTAGGGAATAAATGCCATACCAGGACCACGACCCTGTACAGAGTCCAGCATAATCTGATACTTCAGATTAGAAGTATAGATATGCTTCTGTTCAGGACGCAGTGTGTGGTAATCTGCTCTATCTTTCTGAAGTGAGACCTCTTCAGGTCTCCAGAAGTATCCTAACTGTTGAGTAGTAAGTTTTTCAAAAATTGGATATTTGTATGAATCATATCTCTGGATTCCCAGAGGTTTACCAAAAAACATTGGTTGTTTTTTAGTATCATGGGGTTCGGGATTAAACACCGTCATCCCCTTCACTCTAGTTTCAATGGTATCACTCACTGGACTAACTTTAAACTGCACAGGATTCACACTCCCCCTCCTCGGCTTTACTTAATTCGTTTAACAAATTTGACAATTTTGACTTCTCATCGTTATCT